CGATTTGTATGATCAAAGATGACATAGAACAATTATTAGATGAATATCACAAGAAAGTAGCAGAAACTCAAAATGGAGTTAAAGTAATTAAAATAGGAGACCAACATTTTGAAGTAGCAAACAAGAAAGTATTAGTAAAGAAAACATATTTAAATAATCCTAATTTGAATGATATTGTCATCCCTGCTCATACAATTTTGGACTTGAAAGATCCAGAAGTTTATTCCATTATTGATGGATTCCGAGAAACAGCAAATAAGTTTGATAAAGCTAAAGCTCAAAATAAACCAGTTGCTTTTAAAAATAGATTAGAGAAAATTTCAAAGTTTGCAATAGATTCAGATAATTACGAAAATTTGGCAACTTTACTAGTGGATTCAAAAGTACCTGTAAACTTGTACGTTAGTGCAAAACATTTTGAACCAATAGTAAAGATTCTGAATGGTAATGAATTTAAAACTACTATAACTCTTCTTTCACCCGAAATAGACATCGTCAATTGTGAACAACATGCTGCATCCGATGAAGTTGATAGATTTGTTGACCATCGTGCACCTATTGTTCTAATTGGAGAAGACTTAAATTTAACTGAAAAATTTTTTCAACCAACAACTGAAAATTTTGAGTTTAGAGGAACAGGACACCATGTTCCAATCGGAAAACTACATCGTAATGGAAAAGTATTAGGATCAACTCCAACTCCTAAAATTCCTAAAGATCAATATTTAACATCTCCACTAAGATCTAAACACAAAGCTCCATTTTATGGAGTTTTTGAAAATAAAAGACATCCTTCTGTATTGTCATTAGAAGATCCAAGAGTGAAAGCAACTAGTTATTGTGGAATAACGACATCAGGAGAACCAAATATTCTAGTTGGACAAACAAATTTGTATTCTGAAATTAAACCTGAACTTGATTTTGATATTTTAAATTCAATGACACAACAACTGATAGATCATTTCACAATAACTATGAGAGGAAGAGACATTTCAGTTGCAACTTTTGAACAAGCTTTATGTGGAGATAAGGAAGTTTCTGAAAATTTTGAACCGATAAATTCAGCTTCCTCAAATGGACTTCCATTTACTGCAATAGGAGCGCAGCTAGGTAAAGACTTGTTTTTGGTAAATCAAGATAATACTTATGGTTATACCACTACAAAGACCGGAGATTTATGTAAAGAGATGGTAAAAACTAAGCTTAACTTAGCCATGGAAGGTTTAAGAACCTTGGACATCTGGAAGAATTGTTTAAAAGATGAGTTACGGCCTTTGGAGAAAGTAGAAGATCCGAAAACTAGACTTTACGTAGCTGCACCCCGAACATCTGTTATCGCTTTTAGAATGTTATTTGGAAAATTTAAAGCTGTATGGACTGATTGTAGGAAAAACTTGTTTCATGCCGTTGGTATTAATGTTCATTCTTATGAATGGAGTTTATTGTACCAAGGTTTGAAACAACATCCCAATATCTTTGATGTTGATTTTCAAAATTTTGATAAACGAGAACTAGAAGATCTTTTAAAAATTATAGGAGTTATAATTGTTGAAACGATTCATAGAATATCTCATGATGAATTTCGACAAGCAAGATATACCATTTGGGAAGAGGTGGTTTATACAATAGTCTCATCTTATGATGAGGTTTACGTAAAAGGAGTGGGAAATCCTTCAGGAGGAGTTCTCACTACTGTTATTAATTGTATGTACCATCTTCTTTTAATGTGGTATTCTTTTATTAAATCAACAGGAATAAGATCATTGGCCTACTTTGAAATGAATGTATTTCTTCGGTGCTTTGGCGATGATGGGATAATTAGCGTCAGTGATGAAGTTTTTGGTAGGTTTAACTTCGCATCAGTGAAGTCAAATTTATCAAAGCTTGGACAAAGTGTTACCCCTGGTACAAAGAAAGAAATTGGTGAAGAAAACTACAAGGTTTCTCTTAAAGAAGTTGTTTTCTTGAAGAGAAACTTTCATGTTTTAAATGGAAATCCAACCGTGGTTAAATCCCCTCTTGCCAAAGAATCGATAGAAGGAGTTTTTAGTTACACCTCTATAAACGATGCAGATATAGCTACATGGAAAGTTCAATTTGTTGAAAGTTATTTAGAAGCAGCATTACATGGAGAAGAGTATTTCGAATATGTTTCAAATTCACTTAAATCATTTGCTTATTTAAATCCTGAAATCCCTACTGTTAGAACAATTTTAGAGGTTTGTCCTACTTTATTCACTCTTGATTATGATACTATGATAAAACTTTTTCTGACTAGATATACTGGATGTCAAATGATGGATCTAGATCAAGTAGTGAATTTAGAATTTCATGCCAATAAAATTAAGATTTTTGAATCAATGTCATTATCAATTGTTCCGGATATTTTAGATTTTTCAAAAGTATTAAATTCAATAGTTTTTGCTAGAAATTTTTCTGATATTAAGATATTCAATATG